TAAATTTTATAAACATATTAGACTTCCAGTAGATAGTCAACAAATATCAGTTGGTGCAGGTAATGATTTCCAGTTCTATCACGATGGAACGAATAGTGTCATTAATAACACTACTGGCGATTTACAAATTTATAATAATGCTGACGATAAAGATATAGTATTACTTTCAGATGATGGCTCAGGAGGAACAACTACTTACATAACATTAGATGGTAGTCATACCAACATTCATTTACATAAAAATACTTTTGTTACTGGTCTTAGTAGTGCAACAGAACATTTTCAATTAGACTTTGCAGGTACTAGTAATTCTTTATTAAAAATAGTTAATAGTGGTTGGAGTAACGAAACCACTCATGATATTTTATTTAATTATTGGCAATCAAATTTAGGAGATTATACTTATTTAAAATCTGCTGGTAATAGTACTTCTGGACACGGTATAGCTTTAGTAGGAGATAGTGTATTTGCAGTAGGAGATACAACTGTTGCAACTGGAGCTGTAACTAATAGTGCTACTGCTCCATTTACAGATACTTGGTTTTATGTCAATGGAAGTGGAAATGGTTGGCTTAAAAACGAGTTAACAGTTGGTGGAACTGTTTATATTGATGGTACTGGCGACCAAATGGTTAGGTTTACTAGAAGTGGTGCTGATGTAGTAAGTATAGAACAAGATAGTTCTCAATTATATTTTTACAATAGAACAACAAGTAAAGTAATGTTCTTAATGTCTGAAACTGGTAGTGCAACATTAGGATATAACTCTAATCCTACATTAGAACTTAGAAATACAGCAACAAGTGCAGGTAGTGGTCCAAGTTTAGTATTCGGTCATAGTCAAGGTGGAAATACTAGTGTAGGTAGAATAAGTACATATTTGACAGATGGTAGTGAATCTAATAGAAGTGGTCTTATGAGACTTTGGCACACACAAGCAGGTACTGAATATTTAAAATTACAACTTGGTGATAACTATGTAAGACAATATCAAAAAGGCGATGTTGGAGATTATTTAGAAACTATTGTTAATGATGACCATGTAAATTTTCATGTTGCTAGTGGTAATTATATACAAGTATCTACTGACCACGGAACTTTAGCAATAGGACCACAAAATACTAGTCATTGTCATTACACTACCGATAGAAGTAATCATTGGTTTAATACAAGAGTAGTAATTGAAGGTGGAGTATTAGATTCTTATAATGAAAATTTAAATTTGAGAAGAGCTTCAAGCGATGCTGATAGAATTGAGATTGCAGCTGACTATTCAAGAATTTTAGTTAATAGTACTGAAAGATTTAGAGCAACAACTAGTGGAGCAACAATAACTGGTCATGCTTATGCTACAAGTTCTTATTTAGCACCAGATGGAAGTGCTACAACACCAGCATATAGATTTAATAATGATGGCAATACTGGTATGTATTTAGCAGGAACAGATACAATAGGATTTTCTACTAATGGATCTGGAAGATATACAATGAACGCTACTGGAACATTATATGTTTCTGATAAAGTTCAAGCTGGTGGTAATGGTATAGAAATTTGGGATTCAACACACGGATTTAAACAAGTATTAGGAAAAGATAGTACTTATACTAAACTATTAAACAATGACGGTACTGTTATGATGTACATGGGAGATAGTGGAGATGCTCAAATGTATTATCAAGCTAATGAACATAGGTTCAGAAATCTTGCAGGTAGTGCATATTATGCAAGAATTGGTTCAGGATATATTCGTGGAGAAGGTGGTGGTTCAGCTTCAACACCTTGTTTTAGTTTTTCAAGTGATACTAATACTGGTGTGTATAGTCACGCAGCAGACCAATTAGGTTTTTCTACAGGTGGTACTAATAGAATGACTTTAACTAATAGTGGTTTAACTCTTGCCAATGGAGGTGTTTATTCTGGAGATAGTACATCAGGAGTGCTAAGTACAGGTAGTTGGGCAGGTGACTTAACAAGCAATGGTTGGGAAAGAGTAGCTGGTTTATCTCACGATGGTGGAGAATTTGTACTTGTTGAAAAAAATGGACAAGTAAGTACACTAGTTGATGGTAGTTACTTTGCTTACGAAGCTGGTAGTAATACAGGTGGTGGTTTTTGGAGTAGTTCAAATAGCACTTATGGAGCAGCTACTGGTATTATTGCAAGTGGTGGTAATTTGTATGTTAAACAAGCAGACGGAGGTAATGCAAGTTTAGTAGTAACAGGAGATTTGCAAGTAGCAAGTGGTTTTATATCTGGACATGGTTCTGCAGATTTCCAAATCAGAAGAACTACTAACAATGATGATAGAATTTCTATTGAGCCATCAGCACATAGATTTACAGTAGATGCTACAGATAGAATGGTTCTTACTTCTTCTGGATTAAATGTTACAAATGGAGTACAAACTGGGTATGGTGTAGAATTTAACAATGGAAATACTAACTTTCTTCAATACAATAATGCTACTGAAAATGTATTATATATGAGAGATATTACTAATAATTCTATGTTGCAAACTTGGGGAGTCAATACTGTAACTATGAATAAAAATACAAGCATACAAGGAAATTTAGATGTTAGTGGTAATTCATTTTTACAATATGGATTAGTTGTAAATGAAGGTAGTCACGATGCAGACTTTAGAGTAGAGTCTAATAGCAATGCTCATATGATCCAAGCAGATGCTGGTAATAGTAGAGTTGGTATAAATAATTCAAGTCCATACGAATCATTAGATGCTAAAAGCTTATCATCAACAAGTCCAGCTATTGTAGCAAGTGGAGCTGCAGCAAATGGAACTTTTAATATGGCTCATGGATATGCTGGAGCTAATGGAGATTATGTTTGTACTTATAGTACTCAATATAGTACCATAGGTTTGGTTTTGGGATACGCTGTTAAAGCAAGTACAAATGTTGCTAACCAGTTTTTAAATTCAGCCGATAATGCTAACTTCACAAGAGGTGCATTTGTTCTTACTGATTCATTAAAGTTTTGGACAGCAGGAGCACAAACTGGTACATTGAATAATGCTGTTACTATGACTGAAAGATTTAGAGTTACTCCAGCAGGTGTTGGACATTTTGATAATGATGTAGTTGCATTTTCATCTACTGTATCAGATAAAAGATTAAAAGAAAATATTACTACTATAGATAATGCTCTTGATAAAGTAATGGCATTAAGAGGCGTAGAGTATGACTGGACTGCTACTTCAAGAAAAGATACACACGATATAGGATTAATTGCACAAGAAGTAGAAGAAGTAATACCAGAACTTGTTACTGAACACGAACTTTGTACTGGAGAGTTTAGTAGTGGTAATGAGAAAACATTTAAAACAGTAAACTATGATAAAATGGTTGGTGTTTTAATAGAAGCAATAAAAGAACAACAAGTTCAGATAGATGAACTTAAAACTAAACTAGGAGAATAAAATGGCTAAAGTAATAGCAGAAAAAGCAAGTGATGTAGTTAATTCAAAAAATGTTGAAATTAAACATACTAAAGTAATG